CATCCAGAACTCCGCGCGCCGGTTCCGATACCTCGGGTCGAGCGCCTTGCCGGCGTAGTTGATGCCGATGACTGGCCATCCGCCTGTCGACAGGTTGTCAATCACGCCGTGGCCCCAGTGGCCTGTGTCGTCGATCAACGCGAGCTCGCAGCCCTTCCAGCGTTTCATGCACAGCATCGTGCGCGCGGCAATCTCCGTGGTCTTGAGATTGCGCAGCACGACCGGCCAGAAGCTCGCCAGCCCCTGACGCGGAAAGATGACCGTGCGGTCGTCGCCGAACCTGGCGACGTCGACGCCCAGGCGCTTTTGCGCCCAGTCGTAAGCGTCGATGCGGAGATGCCGGCGCATCGCGGCGTTGACGTCTTCAATCCCCAGGAGCGCGTTGATCGACGATGGCGGGAATTGCCCCAGGACGTTGACCATCACCCAGGGATTCTCGCGGCCGTAGCTCGCAATCTGTTCACGCGCCCACACCGGATCGATCCTGGTCGAGCGGTCAGGCCGATCGGGGTCGCCCGTGATCTCGACCAGCTCCCACAAGTGGCGGTCGATCGTGCACGCGCGGTGCAGCGGGCCAGTCGTGTGCGTTGGGTTGCCCGACTGAATCACCTTGGCCTCGGTGCCAAGGTTGGCCAGGACCGCGTCGGCGGCCACCATCACGCCTTGCGGGATGCCGCCCGACTCGTCGAGCACAAACATGACATGGTCCGCGTGGAATCCGGCCAGGGCGTTGGCTTGCGCGTCGGCGGTCCCGGTCTTCGGCCAGGCGCGTTTCTCGGCGAACCAGTTCGAGCCCTCGACGCCGCGCCGGCTGACGCGAGTCGATGTCCAGACGAAGCTCGCCGTGATGAAGCTGCTGCGGCCGATCCACTTCGACAGCTCCGGCCACAAGTTCGCGTCGATGTTCCCCTCAGTGACGGACGTGCAGCCCACTTTCGACTGCCACCTGGTCGCCAGGAACCAGAGGATGATCCAGGCGAGCACAGCCGTCTTCCCTGGTCCCTTGCACGCTTTGAACGCGAGCCGGCGGGTCGAGCGCTTGACGACCAGGCGCAGCGCGTGCAGCTGCCAGGGGTCTGGCTCGACGCCAAAGCATTCGCGCACGAAGGCGACCGCATCATTATGCCAGCGAGCAATCGTGTCGTTGAGGAAGTCTCTCGGCGCTTGGCTCATCGGTTCACCAGGGGGTCGGCTCGCCGTTGTCGCGGCTGTCGATCGGCCAGTATCCAGACGGTGACGATGTGTCATTTGGCGGGGCTTTTTGCTCGTTTAGGTCCGCCTCGACGATGACAAATTCATCCTTCCAGCGATGCGGCCCTGTGCCGGTCGGACCGTGACGCTGTCGCCGGATGCCCCAGTTATTCCCCAGGCTTCGTCTCATTATTTCCTTTTTGGTGCTTGGCCTGGTCGGCCTTGATGGCTTCGGCTAGGGCGTCGAGCCCGCCGGCTACTGACTTGATGGCGCCCAGCTGCTCAGCAATCATCCGCCTGGCGGCCTGGCTGTCATTCAGGTGCACCGTCAGCCCGAACGGCCCTGGCTTGATGGCGCGCACGCTCCTGGCGATGTGGTCCGGCCAGAGGTGAATCGGCAGCAGCTCGCCCTTCTCGTCGACCAGGTCCCTGATGTCCGCCCTGGCGTCGCCGGCCAGTAAGCTCATGGCTTCGTCGCTCGACATCTGCAGCCGTTGCCAGCGCTCGGCACGAGCGGCGTCGATTTTCTCGCGAATCTTAGCTTGTCTGAGCCAGCGGCACGCATTTACTGCAGCGGTCTGGATGCTGACGTCCGGGCTGACGGCCAGGTAGGCGCGGGTGCCGTTGCCCCCGTTGTGGTGGTATTCGCAGATAAAGGCCTCCTGAAGCTCAGTCAGCGCATCAGGGTCGGTCTGCGTGCGACGGCCAGGCGGTCGTTTGCCTGATTTGGTCTTGGCCACAACTAGCAGCGCGCCAGGCGGGGACCGTGGCCAGTCAGGTAGAGCACCAGGAGCACGACCAGGAGCAGCAGCAGGACAGTTCCTGGGTTCACATACGCGGGCGGCGCGTAAACGCCCTGCCAGCCGGCCAGGATGAGCACCAGGAGCACAAGCAGAATGATGGTGAGGGGGTCCATGGCCGGCCATTGTAACGCGGCCGTGGCATTCCCGTTGACGGGAAACGAAAAACGCCCGACCAGGTGGTGAGCCTGATCGGGCGTCCGTCGTCGTCCGGTAGGTCGCGGGAGTCTACGCGGCTACCAGCTTCGACCAGTCGCGCTCCTGCAGGGCGATGACCTTGCCCCCGGCGCGCTCTAACACCGTCGCGTATTCGTAGTCGGCTGCGTCGTTCGCCATGCGGGTGATCGCCGAGCTGAGCCCCCACTGCGTCAGGTCGCCGCCGCCTGCGAGGTGGGTCAGGATGCCGCCTGCGCTCGCGGGCGGCAGGGCCAGGACTTCGACCGCGCGCTCGACCAGCTGCGGCAGCTCGTTGGTGATGGGCCGGCTGGCGGTGACGCGGATCTTGTCGATGGCCTGGCGGAACAACTTCTCGTTGAAGGCGGCCATGGTGATGTCCTTGACCTTGAGCCAGAACGCGGCGTCGTCGGCGCGGCGGGTCGCGTCGGCGAACACTTCCCAGGAGGCGTCGTGGTCGTTCGCGCGCCCGACGTGGTATTTCTTCATCGCCGCGTCTTGCATGACCGCCAGGTTCGTGCACCAGGTCGTGAACACCGACGGCTCGACGCGCAGCGTGCCGTCACCGACTTCGCTGTTGCTGATGGTAATGGCGGCGACCAGGCGCCCACGGTCGCCGGCCTTGATGTTCGTGTGGCCCGTGCCGTAGGCCAGGCCCTCCGGCAGCTCGTCGCTGAGCGCCGGCAGGATGCCCTTGATATACATCCGGGTTTCCGTCAGCTCCGACGACATGACTTGCACGTTGTGGTCGGTCAGGACGGGGATGATGGTCGACGCCAGGTCGAAGTTGTCGAGCGGCCGATACTTCGGGGAGAGCACGCCGATCGCCCGGTTGTCGATGGTGCGGATCATCCGCTTGTTGTCGGGGTCTTTCTTGAACCAGGTGTTCACGTTCTTCGCCAGCAGCTCCGGGTCCTCGGCCTTCATGCGGTCGTAGTAGACCTTGGGGATGCCGAGATGGCTCGCGAGCTGGCCGTGCGCGTAGGGCGTGATGTCGATGCCGCCGTTGATGCCCTGCAGCGTGATGTCGTTGCCGGCGGGGACGGCTTCGATGATGCCCTGGGGTGCGAGGTAGTCTTTGCGGGATTCCTGGCGGCGGGTCAGCTCGGCGGCGAGTTCGTTGAGGCTGCGACCGGATTTCATGGTGTGCTCCACTGGGCGCACGCTGTGGCCTGGCTTGATTGCCAGCGCTACACGTCGACCCATTGGCGATCGTAGCAGGGCGCGTGCCGCCACGCCAGCGCCCGCCATTGCACACTTCGTCGAAACAAGTTCCTCGAGATCGCGGACTTTTATTTCTGTTTTCTCTGATTTGTGCAGTCGGCCGGTTTTTCAACCAGGTCGCTAAACCGGGCCGCGCCGTAGTAGCTCACTTCGACGTGCGCGCCAGGTCGCCAACCTCTCAGCGGTTTGGTGGCGTCTTCGCTCGGCACCATCGAGCCTCGGTAGTCGGTCAGGACGCAGCCGCAGCGTGCACATAATTGCAGCCCATCGGCGGCCATGGGGCCGGCGACGTGGACCACTGGATCAAGACTAGACATCGGCACGGGTCGCCTCGTGGAATCCTCGAATTTGTCGCAGCTTCTCGATCGGGTAGTCGCGCGACTGCAGGGCGACGGCGCCGTGCTGCTCGCCGTTCAGCATCTGGCCCCAATACATCGCGGTCATGGTGATGCGCTCGGTGTCGATCGTGATCATGCCGTCGGCGATCTTGTCCGTCGTCGCCCTGGTGATCAGGAACGTGTAGGTTTTGCCTTCCTGGTAGCGCCCTTCCATGTGGCCGACCAGGTGGCCGTCGCAGCAGCAGCGCACTTCAATCATCGCCGCGCACTCCCGAATCCTAGCAGCTCCGTCACAACCAGGTAGTCGACGCCGTCGATCGTGACGGTTGGTGTTTCCGGCTTGTGTATCGCGCGGCGCTCCATCAGCTCGTGCGCGCGTTTCCGTTCTTCGACTTCCATCCGTTCGCGCTCGAACATCGTGCGCGCGTCGCCCAGTTCGCGCTCGCAGCGCCGGCACAGACCGGCCGTCGATTGTTTCCAGCGCTCGCCGCATCGATCACAGAGATAGGCCGCCCGCTTTCTCATAACGGATCGCGCGGCGCGCTTAGTCGTCGCACCTGATGATCTGGCCACTCAGTTCCGCGCCGACGCCGAGCAGCGCGCCCCATCCGATTTGTTCCCAGGTATGGCGGTTCGCCTGCCAGCGCAGGAATCCAGTCAGCGCGGCCGTCGTGACGCCGAGCAGCACGCGGCCCTTCCAGCTACTGGCCGCGTGCGCCTGGTTGATCCCGATGATGCCGTTCATGGTGTGCGCGCTCGGCATGCCGTCAGGCGGACAACCCAGGCACGGTCGCGGCGACCGCACGTAGTGCTTGACCGTCAGCGCCGTGCCGTTGCCGACGCCTTCGCTGAGCAGGAGCTGCGCCAGGTGACAGCCTCGGCGCTCATTCTGCCAGGCATCGACAGCGCCGATCGTCACGTTGACGCCGGCCGTGCCGTAGCTACTCCAGTCCGCCCACTTGTTCACAGGTTGCGGCTGCGCGCTCGCCAGCGCTGGCAGCAGCAGCGCCAGGGTCAATACGATGGCCTTCATGCTTTCGTCCCATGCTTTTCGTGTTGGTGGATCAGCGCCTCGCGCGCGGTGCGACTGCCATGGCCACACTGACAAATGTAGATGAACGGCTTCACGGTGCTATCTCCAATCTGATGCCTCACCATTGAATATCCGATACGGTCAACATGGCTGGCGCCGGCTTCAGGCGTTCGAGCAGCGTGCGGCCTGACCTGAGACGTTCAACGGGCAGCCAATGCCCTGGCTCCGGGTCGAGCGCACGATTGCGCGGATCGCTCGCCCATCCACGCGTGCCTTTCGGATCGAGGATCGACGCGCACGCGGCGCCGGCCAGCAGCTCTTCGCGCGCAGCGTAGCCGACCAGCCAGCAGCTCGGTTGCTGTGTCGGGCAAAACAACAGCACATACCAGTCGGCCGGCGTCGGCTTCTGTAGTGCCGAGTTCTTCACGCCTAGATACCAGGGTCGCGCCTTGCAGCCCTTGACGTCAATCCGGCCGATTGCTGTCTCGAAGTCATAACCGGCGTCTCCTTGCAGCGCGTCGGTCTTGAATCGCGGCCGTGGCAGTCCAGTCGCATCGGCGAATGCTTTTTCAGCGACCGCGCCGATGATGTTCTCGCGCGTCGGATCGTCCGGCCTGGTCCGGATCGTTTTTCCGGCGCCGTCGCGATAGAGTCCTTGCCGGTTGTGGCCGATGCGCGCAGCAGCGCTCCAGTCGGCCGGCAATCGTAGCCAGGCCATCAGCTTGCCGCCTCCTCGGCCCAGAGCTTCGCGTCGTTCCCGAATACTGACCAGCCCTCGACCTTGTCGCGGCCGAACAGCTCCAGGTATGGGCCGCGCGTCCAGTGTTTTGTGATCAGCTTTCTGAATTCGTCCGGCTTCGAGCTGTGCGTGCGCGACTTTCGGACGGCGATGACTGAATCCGGCAGGTCTTCAGGATTGTCGGGCAGACACGATCCGCGCGTCCAGATCGTCAGCACTTCATGGTTGCTCGTGCTGTAGTGGCCGTAGTTGCCGTCAACCTTGTCCCAAATCCATTGCTGCTTGTAGGTGAATCCCCAGGCTTCGGCGACTTCACGCGGGCCAGGGTTCTGCAGGATCAGCGGCGCCGTGCACCACATAAACAGGATCGAATCCGGCAGCGCGTGCGCGCCGACCGGCAGCTTGCATTGATCCTCGATGCTCATGCCGGGGTAGTGCTCGCCCTGGCCGACGCCAGACGGCGGGCGGTCGCCATACAGCCAGGGATTGTCCGAGTAGAGCACGCGATACATGCCTGACAGCACGGCCTGACCGTCGATGATCTTCGCGCGGCGCGACGCTCGCACGACCAGGCGCAGATCCCTGACCGTCAGCTCCTCGCTTTTCGCCTTCTCCAACCATTTGACCTGCTCCGACGGCGGCAGGCCGGCGACGACGTCCGCGTGTCCCATCGACGGCGCCATGGCTTGCGCTTCGGCGGTGACGTTCTTCGTGATGTAACCCAAATTCTGCAGCGTCTTCAGCGTGATCGGCCGTCCGAGCTTCGACAGCGCCTGGTAAACCTGATCCTTCCAGTCAGGCCGACTCTCGGCGTGGTTCCAGAGATGGCCGACCCAGAACGTCGACGCCTGCTCGGTGGCCGTGGCGAAATCCATGGCCGCGATCCATTTCTCGATCGACGGGCGCCCGACGACTTCTACGCCTTTCGCGCGCAGGATGAATCCGTCCAGCTTGATCGGTCGTTCGTCGAACAGACCGCCGACTGGTGCCAGTTCTCGTCGAGCGCCCTTTTTCGCCATTAGCCCTCAGCTCCTTCGCCCTGGTCGGCGCCAGTCTCATCAGCCTTGCCGACACTCGCGTCGCCGCCGGCATCGGACGGCTGCACTTCCGCCGTCGCCGAGCGCTCGCGCGTCGTCTTGACCTGCAGCTTCTCCTCGCCCGGCACGCGGACCAGGGTGACGCCTGCATGCTGATACGTCGTCCGTTCGTTGCGGCGCATCAGCGCCAGCGCGGTCTGCTCGTAGCCGGCCTCCTCGGCTTTCAGGTCGTTGATCGCTTCGCGCGTTTCGGCGATCGACTGACAGACCTTATTCAGTGGAACGATCGCGACGTCCTCCATGCCTGGCAGGCGCGCAGCGCTCGGTCCTTTCCGTCGCCCCTTAGCGGCGGCGGCCTTCGGTGACGCCTTGCGCGCCGCCTTCACGGTTGGCTTGCGCGCCGCCTTCACGGGTTTCCTTGACGGTTTCCGTTCGCGGCTCTTTCGATTCGGTCGCATCGTTACCTCTGCTAACTCGCCGACAATACTCCGCAATCAGCAGCGCGTCGGCAATCGCATGCGTGATCGTCAGGTGCGGAAAGAGCTGTTGCGCCCTCCGCTTGCTGATGTTCTTGTCGCCCTTGGTGCGGCAGCCCATCGCGAGCTGCCACTTTGCCGGCGCGACCAGGTCAAACGGGATCAGCGACGCCGTGAGCCCCATCAGGAGCGCGCCGTAACCACGGCCGAACGTGAATGCAGAGACGGTCCCCATCTGGGGAGACGCGCCGACACGTTCCAGCATCGCAACCGTGCCGGGATGGCCGATGTTCAGCGCGTCGAATAGATCGCGCTCAGTCTCCGGCATTCGACACGTATGGAACACCTTCGGCGGCTCATCGTAGGTTTGTGAAATCCACGCGATCCCGCCAGTTTTCCCAGGGTCGATCCCGATGTAAATCATGTGCGGCGTCCATTCTGAGCATCGGCTGCTCGGTTGTCAACTGGCATGTGCACGCCGCCGGTTCCGGATGATGGCCCCGACCTTGGCCTGCTGCTTCTCGGCGTCCGTCTTCTCCGGCGGGGGTGGTTCCTCGCCGCCATCGGTGAACAGCACGACGTCGCGGTCCAGGGTCAGGTTGACCGTGCCGGTGGCGCCGTTCCGCTGCTTCTCGATGATGAAGTTGGTCACGCCGCCCTCGCGATGGTTCTTCCGGTGCAGGAAACACACCAGGTCCGCGTCCTGCTCCAGGGCGCCAGAGTCGCGCAGATCCTGCAGCCTCGGCCTGGGGTCGGCGCGTGCATTGTCCGGCCGGGAGAGCTGCGACAGCAGCATGATGCAGACCTTGGCCTCGCCGGCCAGAATCTTGAGTCGCCGGCTGATGTCGGTCAGCTCCTCGTTCCGGGTCGCGCCGCGTCGGTCGAGTGTGCCTGGCATCAACTGCACGTAGTCGATGACGACCAGGTCCAGGCCCTTCTCGGCTTTCATCCGGCGGACGGCGCCGCGTATGTCCCAGGCCGTGCGTGCCGGCGCGTCGTCAATTTCTATGGACAGCTCGGACATCAGGGCGTGCGATGCACTCAGCGACGTCCAGGCTTCCGCGCTCGGCACGTAGCCGCGCAGGAGCTGCGTCAGCGGCACGTTCGACAGGCTCGACAGGATGCGGAACTCCAGCTGATCGCGCGTCATTTCCATCGAGAAGATCGCGCACTTGGCGCCGTCTCTGGCTGCCGCAACCATGGTATTGACCGCAAAGGTGGTTTTCCCGATCGACGGTCGAGCACCCAGGATGACGTAGTCGCCCGCGTTCCAGCCGTTCGTCTCGTTGTTGATCGATGCGAAGCCCGTGTCGACGCCAGTGAGCTGGCCGCGATGGTCGACGCGATACTGCAGCTTATCGAGAATGGCCGGCGCCGTCTCAGCCAGGCTCTGCATCCGGCCGGCGTCGTAGCCCTGCTGCATCTCCAGCACGCGGCGGTCGATGTCGACCAGCAGCTCGGTCGATGACTTGTCGCCGCCCGCCACGGATTCAAGAACGTGCTGGCCGAAGTGGACCAGGGCGCGCTTCGTTTTCAGGTCCTGCAGGATGTCGCTGTAGTGATCGACGTTCGTCGAGCGGGGCACGCCGTCGAGCAGCGACGAGATATACGCCGGCCCGCCGACGTCCTGCAGTCCCTTCTTCCCGAGCTTCGAGCTGATGGTGCGCAGGTCGACGTCGACGTTCTCGTTGCGCAACGCACGGATTGCCTCGAACAGTTGCTGATGTGCGCGGCGGAAGTAGTCGTCCTTCTGCAGCCGGTGCGCCAGGTAGTCGGCGGCGCGTGATTCCAGTAGCGCCGCGCCGAGCGTCGACTTCTCGACGTCGATGTTGTGCGGTAACAGGGGCGGTGGTTCGTCGAGCTGCCGGCGATCGGTCAAAACGCCGACCCCAGGCTGTTGTCTTGCGCCCGTCGGCGGGTGTGCTCCTGGTCACTGCAACAGGGCGGTAGGTGTTTGCAGCCGACGGGCGGCGGCAGCTCCTCGTGCAGCTCCTTCGAGAACTCCGCGAATTGGTTGATGCTCGCCACGAAGATGCCGAACGTGTGCCGGTTCTTCAGAAAAAACGGATCGTCCGCCTTCAGGTAATTCGCCATCCGGCGCTCAATCTCCTCGACCGCCAGCGTTTTCAACAGCTTTTTCATCAGCGCCGTATCCTTCGCCCACTGCCAGATATATTGCTTGTCCTTCCCTGGCGTGTAGCGCTGGCACCAGACGGTGTCGTAGAACGTGCGCAGCGTCGTCAGCGTGTCGCCGATCGCCGCCTGGCCGCCGGCAACCCTGGCCATCTCCTCGGCCAGCTCGAAGCACTCGGCCTGCTTTGCTCGAAGCAGTTCGCAGAGCTTCCCCAGTTTTTCTAATCGAGCTTGTTCTCCTGATCCCTTTCCCATCTCTCGGCCCCTCCAGCGCTTCCGGGTTTCTAGGGACACCACCACCATCTTTTACCCATATGACGGGCAAAAACTCGAAACCCAGTGACGCCCTGCACGACGGGCATATGGGACCAGGCGCGGAGATGGTGTCAGCGCACTTCCTGGGTTTTTGGTGGATTGGGCGAGACGAAGTAGAATGCTCTCCGTCGTCGGTGTTCCAGCCACCTGGCGACCGTGTGTCGGCCGCCCTGCGAGGTTTTTCCCGACCTCGCAGGGCACTTTTATACGCTTCACGTTTTCCCCTGTCAAACAACCACAACATCTAGTGGCGGGCCATCGCGTCGAGCACAGCCTGCAGGGGCTTCTCGTGGCCGCCTTTCCAGTCCCGTCTGGATCGTTTAACCTGCTGCAGCTCCGGCTCGGTCAGCTCCAGCTCCGGGCTCAGCGTGCCGGCGCCCTGCACTTTTGCCTGCAGCATCCGCACGGTGTGCGCGTTGTAGCGCTTGTCGCTGTCCGGCACCGGGCGCATCAGCAGCTCCTCCTCGCGCGGCGTCAATAGCATCCAGTGCACACCCCTGACTCTCATCGGCCTCTCCTCGCCTGATGCAGGCTGATCATGCGACTCGCGTCGCCTTTCGTCAGGTGCCGGTGAACCGGCGCCCCGATGCGGCGCAGAATCGCGATCTGTTTGTCGGTCGGTGGATCGTCGTGCCAGGCCGCGTCCGGCGCCTTCAGCTTCATCACGCTCCGGCGCTCCTGCAGGATGAACGCTTCCGCCAGGCCGGCCGCTGCCTGGACGTTCGCGACGCCGGCCGCGATCGTGCGCTGCCTAGCCGGTGAACCGTCGCGCGGTCGCAGCGTCAGGCTTACCTCGAAGTGGCCGAGCATGTCCTTGCTGAGGGTGACGACTTCGGTGCCGTCGCCCCAGGGATACTGCAGGCGGTATTCATCATTGGCGACGCGCATCCAGTCCGCTGCGCGGCCCTTGCCCAGGGCGGCCGTGTTCGGGATCGACCAGACGTCGAACGTCTTGGCTGTGGCATGGAGCTGCTCCAGGGTGAGCCTGGCCGCCTCGTCGATGATGAATCCGGGGTAGCGCTCGCGCAGCTCGTCGATGTCACGCCGGACGTCGTCGAGCTTCTTGCCGTTGGCCAGCAGACCAGGCGGCAGGCCGTAGAGCACGGGCGCCGCCATCAGCGAATGCCGCCGGCTGACGTCGACGACGTCGAGCACCAGGCAGTGCTCTTTGCCAGGGAACAGCCGTAGCCCTCGCCCGGTCATTTGCTCGTAAAGCAGCGCCGACTGGGTCGGCCTGGCGTGCAGGATGCAGCCGGTGCGCGGTAGGTCGGTCCCTTCCGTCAGCACCATGCAATTACAGAGCACTTCGACGGTGCCCTGGCTGTAGCGCCGCAGGATCTGCCGGCGCTCCTCCTTCGGTGTCTCGCCGGTAATCACTTCCGTCGGGATGCCGTTCGATCGGAACTCGGCCGCCATCTGGTGCGTGTGCTCGACGTCGACGCAGAACGCGATGGTTGACAGGCCCTCGGCGTAGTCACGCCAGCCGGCGACCGCCAGCTTGTTGCGCACCTCGTTGTTGACGGCAGCAGCGAGCTGCTTCTGGTTGAAATCGCCGCCGACGTTCTTGATGGCGTCGAGCTGCACCGTCGACTCGATCGCCCACGGCACGATGGGCGCCAGCCAGTTGTCCTCGATTGCCTGGCGTAGCGGGTAGCTGAAGGCGATGGTCTGGAACACGCAGCCCAGGCCGATCGAATCGCTGCGGTTCGGCGTGGCCGTGACGCCGATCAGGAGCTGCTCCTGACTGGCCTGCGCGTCCCATCCGGCCAGCGCTTTCTCCATCTCGACGACGTCGTCGTGCGTGGCGGCCTCGATGCTGTCACTGCCGATCGCAGCTTCGGCCATCGGCAGGAATCCCAGGAGCGCCAGCGCCGTGCGGTAGGTCTTCGACGCGGCATGGTGCGCCTCGTCGACGATGACCAGCTTGAACTCATGCTGCTGGATCAACTTCAGCAGCCGGCGGAACTTCATGGCCGCCAATGTCTGGATGCTGGCGACCACGACGTCGGAGTAGCGGCTGGCGTGGCGGTCGCCTTGCTCGATGGCCACCATGGCGCCAGGGTGCGCGCGGGTGATCTTGTCGGCCGCCTGGTCCAGCAGCTCCTCCCGGTGCGCGATGACCAACATGACAGCGCCGCGTCCTTTGGTCAGGCGCAGCTCGGCCAGGTGGTCGAGCAGGCTGGAGAACCAGACCGTCTTGCCGGTGCCGGTCGGCTTTTGGACCAGCAGTCGGTTCTGGCCGGCCAGGCGGGCCGCCACGGTCGCCGCTGTGGCGCCGGCCTGGTAGGGACGGAGGGTAGGCGCCCCCCTGTCGGTCATGTCGTCACCTGGCCAAGCCTGGCCAGCCGGCCAGGGCGTTTGAGCGCCGCCCTGGCCTTCATGGTGTGCGTCATTGTGTCCTACTGAGGAGACACGCAGTTGAACCGGCTGATGTGCTTGATCGTTCCCGCCGTCGGGGACGGGTAGCTGGCGCCGGCCACGACGTTGACGTAGAGCGTGTAAAGGTCCGGCGTGCCGCCTCGCCCGTTGGTCCCGTTGCCCTGCACCAGGACGACGGCGTAGTTGCCGTCCGCAATCCAGGTGTTCTGGCCGGCGAAGGCGCTGCCGTTCTGCTCGACCAGGAGCGGTGAGACGTTCGCGTGCACGTAGTTGACTTCAGCGATGCCGGCATTGGGCAGCTCGAACGTCGACGGTCCGCTGTAGGTGAAGGGTCCTGAGCACGCGGTGATGATCGGCGGCGGTTCGACGCAGTCGCCGTTCACGAGAACCAGGCCGTTCGGCACGGTTGTCTGCAGCCCTAAGAGATTCGGACAGACGTCGATGCCGCCTTCCCCGAAGATGCACGGCAGCAGGCCGCCGAAATTGATGGCGGTCCGGTCCTGGCAGGTCGGCGGCGGCGGTGGCGGCGGCGGGATGACGGGCGGGGTGACGGGCGGGGCTCCGCACTTCGTCGCGAAGTAGAAGAAACCAGGCGACGCGTAGAAGTAGTTGCCGACGTCGCTGAACCCGTATTTCGTGCCAGCCGGCTTCGCTGGCAGATCCAGGTAGACGTCGCGTTGATAGCGGCCGTCGCATTGCTCGGCGAAGGCGAGCGTCAGCGTCGCCGTCTGGCCAGGTCCCAGGGTTCGATCGATCTGCGCGACGTTCACCTGGTTGACCAGGTCGTTCGCCTTCCAGGCGATGAACCAGAAGGTGGCGGTCTTGCCGGTGGTGTTCGTGATCGTCACCGACCCGAAGCCCGCCTTGTTCTGGTCGCCCCAGACGATGCCGCTGCCTGACGTCACGCCAGGCGGCAGCGCGTTGACGTCGATCGACGACGTCGCCAGGTCGGCGGATGGTCCGGCCGGCGTCCGGCTCGAACAGGCCGCAGCCAGCAGGATGGATACGAGTGTCAGCTTTCTCATTGCTCTCCCCTCAGTGCCCTGGCGGGATTGCCAGGGGTCTTACTTCCGCCGCCGTGGTGGCGTCGGGATGTGTTGCGTGCCTTCAGCCTTCCTGGTCTGCGCTCCTCTGACCGCCCCTTTTCGGCGATTGACAGAAACAGCCCCGGCACGCTGCCGAGCTATAGCGTCGGTGACTTCCGCCGGCAGCACCCAACGCTGGCCGCCGTCGACGTCCTGGCGCTGCAGGAACACGGTGTCGCTGCCGTCGTGCCGGATCGTCTTCACGATCCAGGTCACGGCGTTGCCGACAAAATCGACCAGGTCGATCATGCTTGTCTTCTCAACCGCGCCAGGGTTGGCCTGTAGCTCGCGCAGCCGGGTCGAGTAGGTGTCGCGGGGTAGCTTCGTCTCGTCCATTTTCTTCTTCTCCCAATTAGTAACAAGGTTGTCAGTTCCCATCAGCAGGGCCACTATTCCAGGAACCTTGCCGTTCGGGTCGAGTCGCCGCGCCCACTCTAAGAGACTCGGCTTGCGATAGATTCGGCACTCTGCTGGCAGCGTCCAGTTGATATCGACGATTCGCGGATAGTCTTCGGTCACGTCACCTTCGTGTTCTTGGTGTAGCGGACACCAGGCCACTTGTTGATCAGCTCCTTCAGGTCCTTGCCGTATTGGTTCACCTTCGAGCGGTCGACGACCAGCACGTCACGCGGGATGCCGTAGCGGCCGGCGAACACGGCGTCGATCAGCGCAGCCTCGTCCATCACTTCGGCGCCGTGCGTCGTGCGGTCGCTGGCGCCGGCCGCCTTCTTCACGTTCGGCGTCGTGATGGTGTATTGCACGTCGAGCGGCTGCTCCTTCGTGGCTGCCGCCTGGGCGCGCATCGCGGCAGCCTGCTCCTTCACTTCGATGGCCTTCGCAATTTTCGGCCGGTCGAGCAGCTGCGGGCCGACGGTCGACGGGTTCTTGAATCCGGCGCGCTGTGCCGCCTGGCTCGGTTTGTTCCCCGACACGATCAGGTCGACGAACACGGATTCGCGCTCGCTGAGCGTCGGCGCTGCCGCCTCGGCCTTCGCCGCTGCTTCCTCCTGGCGCGCGACTTCCGCGTCGCGGTCAGCCTGGGCCTTGGCTTCGGCTTCGCGCCGCAGGCGCTCCGTCTCGGCTGCCGCCTTCCGCCGTTCGTTGTCGACGTATTCGTTGTGCAGGCGGTTCTGGATGGTGTTGGCCTGCTCGTTCGGGTCGACGCCGCGCGCTCGTGCGGACGTGATGCGACGGTGGAAATGATGCAGCGCCTGGGCGATGCCCCAGTGTTCGATCGCGTGCTTCGTGGCGGCCGTCGTGGCCTTGATGCGCTCCTGCAGCGTGACGTCCTCGTCGGCCGTCGTCGGCACCGTCAACGTCTTCGCCAGCGCCAGGCGATCGTTCGCCGCCTTCTCGATGGCCCGCGCTTCAGCGAAGAACGCGCCGGCTCGCGCCAGGAACTCCTTGACGCCGAGCCCTGCCTGCTCGACAAATTGCTGATCGGGATCGTCGACTGTTGCGACCGCGTCGATGATGTCCGGCGCCGACGCTTCCACCTTGCCCCTCGCCATAATCTCAGCCTCCTGAGACGGGAGTCTGACGTCGGCGAGCGCAGTTGTCAACCGGAAAGTGGAGCGGTCGATCGATTGTGCGTCAGACTGTGCACTAGCTCGCGTCGCCGATGGGCCAGCGCTGGAGCACCAGGAGCAGGATCAGCCAGATGCGGGCGAGCAGCCAGGTCACGATCGCAGCGCTTCGAGCTGCAGCAGAACCCACTCCAGGCCGCTGCAGAATCCCTGGCTGTTGTAGCCCTCGTTCGGAGCGCTCCACGACTTCATGCGCTCGTCGGCCAGGCGGTCGCGGATGATGCCATCGATCTTCTGACGCGGCTTCAAGGTGGTCGCCTTCGCGTTGCGGCGGGCGGCGGCCTGGCGTGCAGCGCTCGTGCCGAGTTTCTTTTTTGCCATGCGAGAGCGTATCAATTCCTCCTGCCAGCGGTCCACAGTGATTCCCAGGCACTCGGTCAGGAAGGCAACCGGGTCCTGGCGGTAGCGCCGGATCGCTTCGTCGGTCTTCACCAGAATCCTGCCAGGTGGCCGCCCGCAGCCACGACCATGGCGACAATCAGCAGCCAGGCGACGTTGCGGTCCAGGCGCTCGTCAGGCGTCAGCGGGTTCAGGCGCGTCATTCCGCCATCGCGCGCAGCAGATCGGCGGCCTCACGTAGATGGCGCACGACGTCGCTACCAGGCGTGACGTGCTGCAGTGCACTCGCGTCGGTGTCCAGGTGATAGGAGAGCTTCAGCGCCTTGGCCGCGCGCTCGGCGCGCATCGCGCGTTTGCCTTTTGGCTTCTCGACTTCTCGCTGCGGTCCCCATCCGTTCATTGTTCCATCTCCGCTAGACCCTTCAGAATCTTGATCTGAAGATCCCTCATGGGCTGATAGGTGTGCGGCGCCGTCTCCCTGGCCAGCTCGAACCAGGGCGATTTTCGGTTCGCCGGCAGCAGCGCATACAGGTCGCAGCTCGGTGGCAGGTCGACGTCCCACGCGATCGGGCCGTTGCTGCCGCGCGCCGTCAGCGCTCGCCAGCGCAGCGTGCCCTTGTCGATCGCGACGCGCCCGTCCTTGTGCCGGCGGTGACAGACCAGGACCATCAGGTCGGCCTTCGAGCGGTCGCCGGCCGGGTTGCCGCCCATGCCCTTGTGCTCGCTGTGACTGACTTCGGTGCGCAGCCGCATCCTGCCGCAGCCGCAGAGCGGGAACCTGCAGTAGCCATCGCGTCGACGGACCTTCTGCTTTTCCGCGTCCTCTTTGCCCTTCGCCTGCATCCGCCGCTTGAATCGATCGACCTTGGTCGACGTGCCTTCTTTGAAGTGCGGCTTGTCCCAGGTCGGCGGCCAGCTCATGATCGCCTCCGTGGCGGTTCGCCCTCGGTCGCGCGCTTCGCGTAGGCGGCCTCGGCCAGCTCGCGCGTCTTGAAACATTTCCCTTTCGACCAGCGGATGAAGGCGACGTAGCCAGGGTTGCCCTTGTCCTCGTAGTCTTGGGCGCCCTTGAGAAAAGCGGCTTCGGTCGGCGCCTCCATCAGCATGCCGCCGCAGGTCGGGCAGCAGGGCAGGGACACGACCTGCTGCCGTCCGCCGATGATGACCGCCTTCGGTGGCGTCGCGCCGACCTGTTGGATGTCGCCCCACCAAAAGCACATAGCGCCGTAGGCGACTCGCGTGTCGCGTTGACTGGCGTGACTCATATGTCAGCTCTCCCTATCCGGCATCCTGATGAATACCCGATCGCTGATAGTCAGCACTTCCTTCCCGCGATGATCGTCGACGCTGCCCTCGACGCGCAACCAGGTTTCGCGCCGTCCGTTCTTGAAGCTGATGATCAGCAGGTCGTCGACCTCGGCGAGCTTCATACCCAAGTCTTCGAGCGCCTCGACTTCCCACGGTTCCAGCGGCCGGATCATGTGCACCTCTTGATGATGCGCCGAGCCTCGTCAAAGTCTGCCCGCTTGTCGAAGCGCTCGACCGTGCCGCGTCCGGACGGCTTCAGATACTCGCCGAACCGGGCGATCGATTCCGCCGGCACGCGCGTCGTCAGCTCGGCCAGGATGGCCTGGAGCGCCGTCTGGATTGGGTGCGCCTTGGTGAAGGGTCCGGTTTTAATCTCGAACACGGCGACCAGGTTCGTGACCAGGCCGATGCGATCGGGCCGTCCGCCGAAGTGCAGTTTCGGATGGACCAGCGGTTCCTCGATCGAATACCAGGTCGGGCTCAGCATGCCGTGCACCTTGACGTGGCCGAGCAGGTAGGGCCGGTAGCGCGACACGCATGTGTCGACGTCGATCGCACCCAGGTCGAAGTCTGCCGTCAGCCGATGCACGGCGCGTCCGCGTGCGCTCGATTCCTCCGTATACCAGGTGTCGTCGATCCAGCCGGTCTGCTGCAGCATGCCCGTGATGTGCGGGAACACGCCGCCCGATGACGGGTCAATATATTCATGATTGACGGCATCGAACCGGAAGACAGCAGAACCTTCGCCCATCACATCACCAGCAGCTTGCTGGCCGGATCGTCCTCGACGACGACGGCCTTGCGTTCGAGAAACAGGCCACAGACGGCCGTCAGCGCTCGACGCACGGGCGGCGGATACTTATCGAACAGCTCGCGCGCCAGGCGGACCAGGGCGAAGGCAGCGATGGCGGCCTCCAGCTTCTGGTCGTTGGCGCGCTTCAGCACGACGGCCAGCTCCTTCTGCAGCGCCAGCATCTTCGCCGCGTCTTCCGGTTTCAGCTTCATGGCAGGTCCCTCGGGCTCTCGATAGCCGAACAGATTTCGTCGTATTTATTCCGCGTGATGTCCTTCCGCAGCTTGAACCCGTAGCGCCGTTCCATCCAGGGCTGAATCTCCTCCGGCGACCGCCCGCTGTTGTGGATGATGACGCCTAGGCGTTTGACCTGCGCGTCGTTGATCTTCTCAGTGCTCTGCGAATGATGCGCGTGCGACGGGTCCGGGGCTGCCGCTTCGCGTGGCTGTCGCTGTGCCGGCGCTGCGTCCTCGCCGTCTCGACGTCGACCGCCTTTGACTTCGTTCCAGAACGGCGACGTTCCTCGTTTGCGCCAGACCCATTTCTTCTCGCCGCTCTTGTTTTCGATCTGGACGTGCAGGCCCTGCTCGGCCATGAAGTTGTCGACCCAGGCGCGGTCCCAGAGTTCGAGTCCGATGCCCAGGCGCTTCATACAGCGCCGCAGCGCGGACGCGACGGTCGCCTCCAGCGCGTCGCCGTAGGTCTGCTCCTTGTTGCCCTCGAAATACTCCTGCTCGCCCATGGCGAAGGCGACCGGCTTGCCGTGGATGTAGAGCACGTAGGGCTGCACGACGCTGTTGCCGGACTTCAGCGGCTTGGCCGCCGGCCGCATGCCCCATCCGGTGCGTCCGAACGCGCGATTCATCCAGCGCGTATAGACCGGGTGCGACAGGTAGGGCTGGCCAGTCGGCTTGATGCTGACGTCCTTGATCTGCACCGCCTCATTGCAGATCCCTTCCTCCTTCTCGGTGAACTTCACTTCGACCAGGGCGAGGTTGCCCAGATCGATGTCGTCCGTGAGCGCCGCCAGGGCCGTCGTGGCCGGCGTCGGTGCGACGACCAACGTCGCTGGCTTTAATGGGGCCGGCGTCGCTGGCTTGCGCCTGGCGAGTGCCGTCGACGGCTTCGCCTTCTTTCGCGTTTTGGTTTTCATGGGTCCTCGATGTAGGATGGGTCCGTCTGGTCCCCCTCCTTCACGGAGCGCGCCCGGTCAGGTTTCCCCCCTGGCCGGGCGTTATTTATTTTGCCTTCCGTTCCTCTTGCTCTTTGTCGAACAGATAGCGCTCGGTTTCACGCCAGCCGATCGACAGCGCGATGATCGTGTCGCGGTCGCTGGCTGTCTCTCGCCCTGACATCTTCGCCAGCTTCCGACGTGCTACCTCGAAGCTGATGGTGCCGGCGACGGTCAGCAGCCCTTGCACGCGGTTGCCGACGGGTCCCTTAAAAATCGACTGGTTCCCGAACGACCTGGCGTCAGTGCTTGCGCTTCCGGTCGGCATCGACGGCGCGCTCGTGCGCTGACGGTTGGACCTTTGCGTAGCTGGCAATCGCTTCGACAACGGCTTCAGCTTCTGCGGCATGCGACTCACTCCAGGGTTGTCCGGTGATCTTGCTGATAAAGGCCGTCAGCGCTGCCGCTGCCGCCTGGCGTTCCTGCGTGCCTTTCATTCGTGCCTCCTCGTGTCCATGTAAACCTCGCAGCCACAATCGGCGCACGTCTCCCCGATCCATCCGTTCTTGGCGCCGCACTTCGGACACTCGCCGGTCATTTTCTGACCGGGCATCTTGCCCTTGATGTTGTCGGCGTAGAACGAACCTTTCGATAGGGAGTTATAGAACTCGAAGAACAGCGCCTGGTCGATCGTGGCGTAGTGGAAGATTGCGCCGCTCTTGAAGGCGACGGCCAGGATGCTGCGCTCGGGGTCGTAGCCGATCGCCGACAGGTTGCTCGACTCGACGGGCTCCATGGGGATGTGCGCCGCGATCCCTTCCATGCCGGCGAGTCTAGCGACCTGGTCGGCAGTTGTCAACCGGCCTGTGCAGAACTGACTACTGCTTCGTAAACGTCCGTTGGTCGGCGGCGATGGTGCCAGGCCCGACCATCAGCACGGGCGTCGACGGCGTCGTGACCGCGCGCACTTCTGGCAGCGTCGACGCGATGGCGATCTTGACCTGTTCGGGGTCCGCCTTCGGCACGGTCTGGCCCATGATGAACGTCGCCGCCGCGTCCTTCTGCGTCGCCGTCAGCGCGCCGAGTCCTGACTTGGCGTTGCGCCGACTCTGCTCCTCGACCGCCAGCACGGCATCGCGGGCCGCACCTTTGATCTGGTTCTGCTGCTCGACGTCGAGCTGCACGCCGACCTTGCGCAGCATCTGCGTCAACAGCGCGACGCCGACAGCGGCCAGGGCGCTGACTAGGGATGGCAACAGAACATCGAGCAGGCGACCGCTGAGCGCTTCTATCAATCGATCCATGGACCTATACCTTTCGGAGTTCGTTAGGTGTCGGCAGTCCGACGTTCGTCGTGCGTTCCCAGGCTTCGAGAAACAGTCCCGACCAGGTGTTCGGCGCCGGCTTCCCAGGGCGCCAGCAGTTGACGTAGATGCGCCAGCCGCGATCGGGGTCCTCGCGCGTCGGCATCTTCGACGGATGCGTCCAGAGCAGGCACCTAGCGAAGCAGCACGCTAACACGTCGTTGTGTTCGAGCGCTGTGTGGATGAAGGGCGGCAGCACGGTGTGTGGATACCGAAGCTGACGGAGCGCCGCTGCGATGTGCATCGCGCTCGACGGGTGCGACATGACCGCCTCGACGCCGGCCAGCTCGAACTGCCAGAACCCTCGCGCGGGTCCGTGACTGATCTGCCGCCGTTCGAGGAAGCGTGATTCCTGTAGCCCCGTCGCCAGCAGCATCGCGGTCGATGGCACGCTGGACATTTCCGCCGGCAGCACGTCCATCGCGGCCGGGATCGTGTATCGGAGAATCGAATCAATCATTGAGGGTCCAGCTCTCGGTCGATCGCACGCCGTCGGTGTGTGCGTTCTTCGATCAGCACGGCCAGGCGTTTCATCTCGACCGCCATCCGCTCCATACTCGCCGATATTTCGTGCATGTCCAGGCGGATCGTCGCGCGCCATTGTTCGAGCTGCTCGATGCGAGCGCTGTGATGTCCCATCTTGAAGATTGCTCCTGCAAGAAACAGCGCCAGAGTGACCATCGATCCGACAAGGGCATAGTTCAAGGATGCCACCCGATCCGTAAAAGTCTCGCGCTCAATCGTGACGACGCGCACCTGGTTAGTAGAGCGGAACCTCGGCCCAATCCATCACAAACGCAAACCGCACGACGCCGACGGCACCCTGCACCTGAGCGATCCGGATGCGGAATCCCTCCTGCTTCGCCAGCGTCAGCGGATGCTCGCCGCCGACGGGGGGCTGCATCACATCCTCAGCGCCGCTGCCGCCGACGACGTTCGTTGTCGGGATGTTGCAGTAGCCGCATGCCTGGCCGTCTGCAGTGCCTGTGCCAGCGCCCAGTGCCGTGGCGTTCGCGACGCGCAGGTCGGTGACGCGCGACGGCTGCATGGTCAGACGTTTACGTCCGGCGCCGGCCTGCAGCAGGGCGGTCTTGTCGGTGCCGCCCGTGTCTGATGTGGTGAACCCGTTGATCTTGACCAGGTCGAGCGCATTCTCCTGGCCGGCGGTGAACGCCGTGATGATGGTAGCGAAGCATCGCAGGCGCTGCAGGACGAACAGGAGCTGATCGCTGTTCCACCGCATCGAGACGATCGCGTCGCCGGCCGCCAAGATCGTCGTGCTGCCCGTAAAAAAGCCGGTGCGGTAGTGGCCGCCGATCAGCTCGCCACTCTTCGCCCTGTATTCGAGCGGGCGCGGGCTCGCACGCAGCGAACCGAACGACGGGTCGACTTCGGCAATGATGCGCGGATCGTTTGGTGACTCAATCACGGCCATCGGCGTTCACTCCTCTAGGGTGCCAATAATGTAGTGGATTCTGACTCGACGCGGGGGAACATTCGGCGCGTTCCAAAAGACGCGCAGCGAGCGCGTCGTGAGCACCTGGCCGACGAAGTGGACGATGCCGAACTCAGCCTCGTCCGCGAACCAGGGGTTGACGCCTTGCGTGATAACGACGGGCGCCCCGACCTGCGACAGGTCGAACGTGCCGTCGATCGTGAAGTGGCCGCCGCGTCGCCTCGGCAGCTCGACGTCTGCCGTGCCGACCTGGGCCTTGAGAAACGACGCGACGAAATCTTCCAACACCGTGACGCGGGCGTCGATGTCGTTGGTGATGTTGACGTGCACGTCCTGCAGGATCGTTTCCTCCAGGCCGTAGCTGTCCTGCAGCCGTAACGGGCGCCGGATGCGCGTCGACTTCAGAACCTTGTCGCGAGCCATCTACTTTTTCTGCTCCTTTGGCACGCCGCCGATCAGCACACCGGGGTTGCGCGTCTTGCCTTCAGCAATCGCCGCGATGCCCTGCACCGTCCGCTGGAATTGCGACGCGGGATAGTGAAACAGGATTCCGGCCGTGGCGTTCAGCGACTTCCAGAACGCCTCGTCGAAGGCTTCGTCGTAGTCACCTTCAGCGACTTTCTTCGCCGCTTGGATGGATTGTTGAACCAGCTTGCCCGCCGCACTAAAGGCACGGGCGCCGGCCGGACCCTCGTAGCCGTAGTAGCCCTGCACGACGCCGGCCAGCTCTCGCAGGCCGAGCACGGTGCCCATCATGTAACTGGCGTGTTCGCGGATCAGGCCGAGCATCGTCTCCTCGGGATTGTCCGGATCGACGTTGCCCTTGAGTCCTTCGCGCACCAGATAGCCGAGCGTCGCCGGCACAGTGTAGAGCAGCAGATAGTCGACAGCTAGGCGGCCGATGCTGGCCGGGTCCTTCAAGTTGGCGCGCTTCGTCGACTCGACGGTCAGGTTGTAGGTGACGTTGAAGAACGAATAGAAATTCGTCCACACCTTGAGCAGTGGGCCGCCGCGTTGGATCGCTGCCAGGTCTTTGTTCTGTCCTCCACCTTGCGCGTCGAGCACCGCCTGGTCGGCGTGTGCGATGGCGTCCGCCTCGCTGAAGTCTGCGGCCATCGACTTCTCATACTGGCCGAGCCAGGTCGGGATGTCGGCGATCCGCTGCATCTGCGTGATCAGGTAGAAGTAGCTGTCCGCGATGCCCTGCTTGGTGACGGTGTCGACCGTCAGCTTGCCCAGGACGTCGTCGACGATGCCGGAGAACTTGCCGGTTCCGACGCCGAGCGTGTTGCGGATTTCGTTGATTTCCCGCTGCTGTGTGATCGTCCGCGTCCGCATCAGTGGCGACTTCCTATTGATCCATTCGGCGGTCGACTCCATCGACTCGGTCCCGCGCAGCCAGCGGACCATGCCGGCGACTACCCATTTCGGCCCGATCCGCACGGCCGACTGCGTCAGGCCGATCGGCTGCAGCAGAGACGTCGTCAGCGACCAGCCCAGGCCGGCGATGGTCGCGCCCGTCCTGACATGGTTGAGCGCCGACTCGAAGGCGTTGGTGGCCGGGATGTCACCGAAGGCGACGTCGCGGATGCCGGTCTTGAACTGCTTATAGACGATGTCGCCGTGCGCGTCGTAGATCGCGCGCTGCACAGCCGGATGGCCCAGGATGCGGCCGACGTCGATCAGCGCCTCGTGGTGCGACAGGTCGTGAATGACCGCCTTGACGTGCTCGAACATCACGCCGAAGTCTCGCCGGATCGGTTCCTTCACCGTCTTCAGGCGCTCGTTGGTCCAGCCGCGTTTCGTGGTCGCCTGCACGTAGCTGGCCTGGCGCGCGAGGTTGGACGCCTCCAGGTCAAGCTGCGATCCCACCTTGGCGCTCATCCGATCGTCGTATTTCAGCGTGTAGTAACCGCCGGCCATCTCGCGATCGTTGATCATGAACGGCGACGCCTCGACCTTCTCCGGGGCGATGCCGTAGACGCGCTCCTGTTTCGCCTTGATTTCCGCCCAGTAGCTGTTGATGTAGTCAATGACGCCCTGCACGAACGTCGCGTCGCGATCGTCGAGCGTGTTCAGCACGGCCTGGACCTGCTCGTCGGACCACTGCTCGCTGCGGCGGATGCGGTCGCGTCCGCCCTCGTTGCCCCAATTCAGCGCGATGACGATCCGCTCCATCTTCGACAGGCTGTCACCGATCGCCGGCACGAACGTCTTGAGATACAGCTCGCGCTTCGACCCTCTGGGATACGCGGCCTCGACCAGCTCGCCGAACTTCTTCGCGGCGTCGGCGTTCATTTCCGCCTCACGCGCGCCGGCTTCGTTGAGTGGCCGTATGATCGCCGTGGTGAACGCGCCGCCGTCCTGGTAGCCGTCCATTTGACGCGCCAGGCTGGCCATCTTGCGGTGGCCGGCGAAGATGCTGTCGATCGTCCGGCCGCGCTCCGTCGACTGCCGGCGGTCCCGTTCGAGCGCACGCGGCTCGGTGCCCTTGTTCGCGTAGATCGAGTCCGCGATTGTCGTGGCGGTCGCGTCCAGCTCCGCGCGCTCGGCGGCCTTCAGTAGTCGGTTCTTCGTCTGCGCCAGGTGCACGATCGCCTTGAGTCCGTCGATCACGCCCGTGAACTCTGGGACGGTCATGTCCTTGTAATCCCGACGACGGGATTCGTCCAGCAGCTCCTCGGGCAGCTCGACGGCCTGGCCGGTCGACTCGATGCCCTCGACGAACTTGCGCAGCTCGGGCCGCCGGTTCTTCACCTGGTCGGACGCCTGGGCGAACCCGAACCGATCCAGCAGCCCATCGATCTGGTCCAGGTAATTCTGGCCGGCCAGGCCAATGGTCGCGCGCCTGGTCTTCGACGTCAGGTTCAGCGCGTAGTCGACGCCGTCCCTGACTTCGTCGACGACGTCCTCGGCGGCGCGATACATGTGCAGGTTGATCAGCTCCTGCTGTTTCGCGACGATGGCACCGTCCAGATCCTGGCGGGCGGCGCGGTCGAGCGCCTGCTGGCCGGCGCGACGTGACGCGGACCAGAACCGCTGAGGGGTGATGTCGCGCACGGGCAGGACGCTGATGCGTGCAGCCGCTGCCGCCTTCAGCGTGTCTGCCGGCGGGATGGCGGCGCGGATGTAGGCGGCGCCGCCTCGGGCCTTCGCGCGCAGATCCTTCACGTCGCGGTCGAGTTCGTCGATCTCGACCTGCTTCCGACCGATGGCGATGGCCATGGCCAGCTTGTGCTCGGCGTCGAACCAGCGCCGCTCGTATTCCCGTTCGCGTTGCGCCTGGTCGATGGCTTCCTGGCTCGACCGCTGCTGATGACGGATGAACGGGTCCAGCTCGCGGCGCTTCTTCGCCAGGGCGCGCAGCTCGGCGCGGATGACCAGCTCGCGCTCCGTGTTGGCGACGGCCTGCTGTGCGGCCTCGGGCAGGGTGCCGTCGAGCAGCAGGCTGCCATGCAGCGACAACATCCTGGTCTTGGTCTGTGTGTCGATGACGGCGTCCATCGGCGGCGCCTGCTCCATGGCCGTCAGCATCTGGTCGCCGCTCGTGAATCCGAACATGCCGGCGACGACGTCCGGGTCCATGCCGCCGTCGATCGAATACACGTAGGGATTCTTGGGCAGGCGTCGCAGGCGCTCCTCGCCGTAGCGCTCGACCAGGATGGCGCGCGACAGCTTCAGCGGTCGCGTTTCCAGCCCTTCGATTAGGGTCTGGCCGTTTGGATGCTCGCCCTTCTGGACGGCGGCCAGGACGCGGTAGACGGGCTGCTGCTGCTGTTCTTCGGTGACTTGCTGCCGGACGTCGGCTTCCTGTGCTTTCCAGGCCGCCGTCTGCTCTCGTCGGATTTCCGCCAGGAGTTTCCGATCGAGCTGCGCGCGTGCGGTCGCGGACGCGTCGGCGATCGTCTTGGTGTAGAGCGCGAACTCACTGGGCTCCATGCCGGCCTCGGCGGCCGTCAGAAACATCGGGGCGACGCCACGACGGGCTTCCGCGTCGGCGATGGCGCGGTCGCTGGCCAACAGGCGATCGAAGACGCGGCGCACTTCCGGCGATAGCTCGACGTTCAACCGGCGCAAGGTGCGATAGACGCCGGTCAGCCAGGCGCGGAACCGGGCGAACAGAGGCTGCAGCTCCAGGCTCGGCGCTTTGCCCTCGAACAGATACGCCTCGAAGCTGCGCGCAAATTGCTCGTGCTGCTTGGTGCCGACGTCGGCTCGAGATTTCGCGCCGAACTCCTTCAGCGCCTGGTCGTAGTCGACCAGGAGCTGCTGCTGCATGGGCGTGCGATCAGCCTCCGCAATCGCGCGGGCCTGGTCGGCGACGTCGGCGAATACCTCGAAAAAGAAATGTCCCGACTCGTGCAGGAACGTCGACAGGTCGGCGCGCTGGAGTAGCGAGATCGTAAACTGCCGGTCAGGGCCGAACCGGATGGCGCCGCGCACTTCCTTGACTTTGATGTTGCCGCCGCCTTGGAACAGAATGTTTGGCGTCGCCGGGTCGAACGTGCCGGCGTTGCCGATCGCGCTCTTGACCTGGCCAGGCTGGAACGCGATGTAGTGGACGGTTTCTTCGTCCATGCCTTCCATCGACTTACCGATCCGGCGCTGCGATCCGAACTTCTCGTCGACGGAGTGGTCGATAATGCCGTCGAATCCCGCGCGCTCGAATGCCTGGCGCACCAGCTCGGCGCCGTCGAACTCGCCGGTTTCGGGGTCCGACCGCGTCGAGAACCGCGCGTCCGCTTTCAGGATCTGCACGATCTGCCTGGCGGTGATGCTCTCGTAGTCGGCCTGTTCAAATATTCGGTTCAGCGCAGGGATCGCATCCTCGTCGGCCAGCTCCTTCAGCGCCGTGGCGAATTTCACCAGGGTGCCGGTCGGCTCCTCGTCGACGAACTCGCCTTCCTCGTCGATCTGTTGCTCCATCTCCAGGCGCGTCTCATTCGGGCCGCCGATGATGACCGGGTTCTCAAACTTGAGGTAGACGGGCATCGTCAGGCCCAGATGCTGGACGAATCGTTCGCTGGACATCCGCTCGATGGCGTCGCCCTCACTGACCAGGTTGTGCCTCAGCATGTAGTCGGCGACACGCTTCTGCGTGTCCTCGTCATGCTCGTAATCCTGCAGCAGACGCTCGCGGTCCTGTTCCAGCTTCGCCGTCAGATCCGGTCCGATGCCGGCGTAGTTGGCGCCGACGTCGCGCGGGTTGTTGCTGAAGTAAATGCCCTTTCCGAAATCTGATTCGATGTTGCCGCGCTCGGTGTCGAACGTGTCGAAGCTGGCCGTGGTCCCGTGGTAGACGACCAGTGGATCGCCGTTCTCGTCGACGACCTGGCTGTCCCCGAACCAGGCTTTCAGGTTGGCACCGCGATCGTTGCGGGTGCCTTCCCGTCCTGGCAGCGACGGTTCCCGATACATGTGCGCGTAGAGCGACAGCGCGAAGTCTTTGTAGCGTCCCTTGTTCTCGACGAACCCGAACCGCTTGTAGAACTTCACCAGGCGGGCGCGCGACGTCGTGCCGAACGTGTCGTTCTTGTTGGCGAGCTGCAGCGTCAGCCGGCGGCCGTGCGCGTCGGCGAACCGCGTCAGCTCCTTCATCACCTTGCTGCCCAGGCCGGCACGTTGGGCGCCGCGCTCGACCACCAACAGATCCAGGTGCAGGTCGCCCTCGCGCGTTAGGTCGACGTTAAACTCGCGCAGGTCGCTGCCGACGCGCCGCTTGACGTCCTCCGTCCAGCGCTTCAGCAGATCGGGCGTCAGCTGCTCGGTCTGGAACAGCGTCGTTTGCTTCCCCTTGCGCGCGGCGACTTCCGACGTCAGGGCGAACGGCGCTTCAAATTCCGGCGTCGCAATCTCCGTCTCGCGCACGCTCTCGGCGCCTGGCAGCCGGGGCTGTAGCTCGCCCGTTTCGAGCACGTCCGTCTTCGCGCTCTGCGTCGTCAGCTCGTCGGCCGTGGCGTCGGGCGGCGTCAGATCATCGAACAGCGACTGGTCGAACTCCGCGATGTTGAACGACGTGTCGCCTTCGTCGCCCAGGTCGAGCATGTCGCTTTCTTCGGCCAGCAGGTTCACCGGGCGCCAGGTGTCCGTCCACCAGTCGCGCGTCGGGTCCATGTTGGCATCCGTCCACAGTTCGCCGTTGCCAGGGAAGTAGTCGGCCTCTGTCGGATGGCGAATGGCGTCGTCGATGGCGTCGATCAGGTTCGTCGCGTTCTCAATCCACTGAAACCTCTGGTCCTGTCGGAGCTGCGTGATCATGTCGTCGATCGACACGCCCGACTTCTGGAAGACTTTGGCGACGCCCGCGATCCGGCCGAACTTCGCGCCGTCCTGCAGGAACTTCACTTCGCCAGGGAACGTCGAGTCGACGGTGTTCAGGCCGCCGTAGCCGGCGATGGCGCGCAGCAGGTCGGTGGCGTTGTGACCGCTCTCGCGCTCATCCTGTAGGCGTGACTCCAGAGCGTCAACGCGGAAATCGAATTCCGCGCGCAGGTCTTGTTCGTCGACGTCTGGGACTAGTGAACGCGCGGCGTCGAGGAGGTCGGCGAAGGCGGCGTCGTAGTGCTTGATGCGGCGCTGGGCGCGTTGGGCTGGCTTTTCGCGCTCTCGCGGATAGCTTGCCGGAACGCCACGCTCACGGGCGCTCCTGAGTCGATCAGCGTATCCACTTTCTTCAGGTCCACCGGCATCTGGTGCTCCAGTCTCGACGGTTTCGGGTGTCGTGTCAACCGGCGTCGCTTCGAGCACGGGCTCCGGCGCTGTCGACAACTTCTCGGCCGCCAGCATGCGCTCGCGGATCTGGTCGCCGCTAAGGCGCTCGCCCGTGTCCGCCGGGGTTTCAGGGATCGGGATGCCCTGGGCGGCCAGGCCCTCAGCCGTGGCCGTCGACCGATCGCTCCGGCCGCCGACGATGTTGTAGAGGGGGCCGTCCGGACCATACGCCAGGAACGTCGCGCGGGCGCCGCCCGTGCCTGGCTTGATGCCCTCGCGAATCATCTGGACGGCAGCTTCGCCGACGTTCGACATGACGTCGATCGGCCGTTCGAGCTGCTGCCGGCGCTCAGCCTGGCCAGCCGGCGGACCCTGATCGGCCGCCCTTCGCTCAGACGGCACCAGCACGGGGCCTGCCTGGGCGCCTTCTCCGAGCTTCCGCCCTCCGGCGTCCGTTTGCTGGCTGACGTCAGTCGTCTCTCCTGCGGGCGCCTGAGCCGTCTCCTGGGCCTTTTCCGTCTGTATCAATTCCGGACGCTCGACCTTCAGGCCGTAGCGCTCGTAGAGTGCCACCGGGTCGACGCCCGCTCGTTCCGCGATCGTGCCAATGGCCGCCTCATACAGGCCGGCGTAGGCGTCGGCAGTCGATGCCGGGATGCCGGCGTTCTTCAGTTGCGCCAGCATCGCCGTGCGGATGGGGGCGGCTGGGCTGACGTCCTTCGCCTCGGTCGCGTCGCCGACGGTCTTGAGCTGCTCGGCGAAGGCGTCCGCCTCGCGCACGTTCATTTCGTCCGGGCCGAGTCGCAGCTCGTTGGCGAAATACCCGTTGTGCTCGGTCGCCGCCAGCTTGACGGCATAGCGCGCCGTCGGGATGGCCAGGTCGCCGCCCGTGTTCATGGCGAGCTGATACGCGTCCGCGCGGCCGGTGACGTCCTTGGCGACTTCCTCCGGGTCCAGCCCCTTGCTCTGCCAGTAGGTGTTCCAGGTATCCATCGGGGCGTAGAGCGTGTCGAGCGGTCCGTTCTTGGTCGCCTCCGCGATAAACGCCTGGGCCGCCTCTGGCAACCGCTGTGCGGTCTTGCTGTTGGCGACGCCTTCGCCGAGTGCCTTAAAAAAAGTGGCATTGTGCTCGGCGCGTCTGGCGCGTTGCGCGCCGATGACGACGTCCATCGCGGGACCGGGCAGGACCGTCAGCGCGAAACCTTGGATGGCGCCCGCGAACTCGCCGACCAGGTCTTCCACGATTGACGCGCCCGATCGGAACTTGCTTTTCTGATCGTATTTACCGGCGGCGTAGTCCTCGTGCAGTTGCTGCGCGTAGGCCGTGGCCGATGCCGGCGAGTCGAATTTGCCGAGATGCTTGCCGGTCTGCTGATACTCGGCTATCGCTTCCTCGGGCGATTTCAGGTGTCGGCCGTCGGGCGTGACGGTCGGCAGCAGCACCTCCTTGCCGTCGATGTTGACGCTGAGACTATCGACCGTCGACGTCGTGCCGTCCGGGTTCGTGACCTTGGGTTGCTTGAACAGGTCGACGTTGCCGCGCTCCTCCTGGCCGGGGACTTGGCCGACCATGCCGCTGGCCTTCGCCAGCTCGCCGCTGAGGATGGTGATGGCGCGCTGCGCGACTTCGGTCGCCGCCTCCGTGCCGAGCGTGCCGCCGTAGCTCTTGACCGCCTCGAACAGGGCCGCGCGCACGGTCGGCACCCTGAGCGCCTGGCCGACGGCGGCCTTGACGCCGACGCTTCCGAGTTGCCGGATACCGGGGATCGACTTGATCAACTTCTCCAGGGCGACCAGCTCGATGCCGCCGTTGATGGCGCCCGTGGCCAGGGCGGCGGCCTTGGCGACGGCGGGGTCCAGTGGCTGGCCGTGCTCGTCCTTGAAGCTCAGATACTCGTCGTAGGCTAGGCCGGCCTCCAGCTGCGCGGTGGTCTTCCAACCGCCGTAAAGCATGCCGGCGCTGAATCCGTAGCCGGCGCCACTGACCGCGCCTGCGACCGTGCCGGCGCCTGGCAGGATGCTGCCGGCGACCGCGCCCGCTGCGCCGGTTTCGAGCGCGCCCGCGATGCCGTATTTGATGCCGTAGAGTCCGGCGCCGAACAGGTTGGGCAGTTGCTGCGACGCACCCGTGACCGCGCCGGCAAACCAGGACCGGCCGCCCGTGCCGAGCGCGCCGCCGTTCTCCATGCCGTGCTTGTAGGAGTTGAGCAGATCCTGCTCACCTTGCGTCAGGTCGCGGAACAGGGATTCGCTGCGCAGCTGGCCGTAGCGGAACTGGTTGACGCCCTGGGCGAATGCACGCTGCGGCGCTGTGACCAACCACTCCAGCGCGCCGAGCTGCTCCATGTCGTCGTGGCTGACGGCGGCGTTCTGTGGGTTCGATGCCCACTCGCCGAGCGCTGGCGTTTCGCGCAACACCGATTCCACCGGGGGCATCGTGGTCGCCGCGCGCTTCTTGATGGTGTCGAAGTTGCGCAGCACGACGGCCGGCGGCAGGCCGAACTGTTCGCCGAGCGTGCGCGCCTCGGCCGCGCGATCGGGGGATTCCGGCGCCGCCTGCTGCAGGGTCGTGCGCAGCTTCTGCTGGCTGCCGGACGTGAGCGCCCTGACAGTGTCGTCGAACTCATTCGGCTGCGTCGGCTTCTGTGCCGTCGGCGCCAGTTGCTCGACTGTCTCGTCAAACTCGTTGAGCGCCACGTCAGCGCTTCTTCCGGGCGGTGTGTTCGATCCAGACGTTCAGGACGGTTTCGTCGGTGACGCGCTGGCCGTTCGCGCGCAGGCTCGATTCGATCAGCTTCCGCTTGTCGTCGGGCACGTCGGCGATCGTTTGCTCGATGACTTTCTTGTTCTGGTCGAAGAACGGCTTCCCGCCTGGAAAGACGTTCCACCAGGACCCTTTGACATCGACGCTCGTCGACAGCAGGTCGTCGGCAATCGCTTGGATGTCGTCGTTAGTCGGCTTCTCCTTGCCGAGCGCGGACACGCGCATGTCGAGCATCCGATAGAACTGCGCGACGGCCTTCGCCTCGGCGGTCCCTTCCTTGGGCGTCGGGTCGATGCCGAACGACGTCAGGGAGTTGTTGGCAATCTGCTGATGCGTGCGGAACGATCCGGTGGCCTTGTCGGCCGCGTTGCGGTCGCCGGCCTTGATGCGGAGCTGTAGGTCGGCGAGCTGCTTGAACTCCCCGTCGTCGAGCTTCGCACGATACGCCAGCAGGTTCTCCTTGACGAATGCGGCGGGGTCGTCGCCGGCCTTCGACATTAACCCGTAGTAGGTCGGGTAGTCGGTTTCGATCGGCAGCCCCTTCGCCCGCTGCAGCGCATACGCTCGGAGCTGCGGCATGTGCGTGGCCAGGGCGACCTGGTCGGCCGGCGAGATGCCGTCGACGCTCTTGGTCCGGTCGACGATGCTGTAGGCGTTATTGAGCTTCGCCTGCTCGGCCTCCTGCTGGACGCGGTCGTTGACGGCGTCCTCGTGCTCGATGCGCTGCATGACGGCGTCGCGGACGGTCGGGTCGTCGATGGCCTTCGCCTTCGTGCGCTGCTCGGTCAGCGTGCCGCCGGCTGCGATGATGGCGTCCGCCTGTTTCTGCGCTTCGGCCTTCGTCTTGCCGGCCTCCAGGGCCTTCTCGATGCGGGCGACGGCCGGCCCGGTGATCTGTGATTTCGTTTCCTCGAAATAGACCTGCGCTGTTTTCGTCTGGTCCTCGGCCAGCAGTTGCTCGATGACGCCCTCATGCGTTTTCGTCTGGACGGCGCTGATTTGCTCGGCGACCTGTTCGGGGCCGAGTCCGAGTCGCGGCGCGTGCGTCTTGATGGCATCGACCGCGCGGCCGAGTTCCATGCCGACGCGCGCCGGGTCCGACGCGTTGGCGATGGCGTTGCCGGTCGCGTTCGTGATGGTGGCCTGCAGCTCTTGGCCCTCGTAGCGCTGAATCTCGCCGGACACATGGCGCTGCAGGACCATGTCGAGCGCCGCGCCGCGCTGTTGCTTCAGCTTGGCGAACATGAACCGCTGCTGGTCGTTGCCCAGCCCCTCGGCGATCTTGCCGGTGACGTCTTCAAATTCTTTGGCGACGGCCTCGGGCAGGCCCATCGCGCTTTTGCCGCGTTGGTTCAGCGCGCCCGTCTCTGGATCATACAGCCGGGGATGTTCCCACGCGTCGAGCCCATTCTGCGCGCCGAGCAGGGCGATCTCATTGGCGCGGTCCTTCTCCTGCTTCTGGACGATGCGCGCCTGGCGATACGTCTCGCGGGCGACGCCGCTGATGGTTTCGCCGACTCTGGCCAGTGACTCGAACTTGTTCCCTCGCGCCTGTTCCAGGCCGACGCCTTCCGAGAGGTTCGTCTCGGCCGACTGCTTACGCACGCCTGGCAGCGCGTCGGTGCCGACCTTGCTCGGGCCGTAGGTGACAACGGGCATTTACCCACCCATCCGTGAGGCTTTGTCGAACCCGTATTTCATCTGCAGCAGCGACGCGGTGCCGCCGATCAGGCTACTGGTAGCGGCCAGGTTGGCGGCGCTCTGATTCTGCCGGCCGGCCGCTTCGAGGTAGACGCCTTCCTTCCTGGCAATCTCCGCGCGCTTGTGCAGATCCTGCGCCTGCACGTTGTAGCCCCAGGCTTCGCGCGCCGCGTTGTTGCGGATCTTGTAGGCGTCCAGCTCGCCCAGGAACGCGCTGTCCGCTTGGACGTCAACCGGCGATCCGAACCCGACGTCGACGTTCTGCGCCGCGAACCCCGCGCGCTGTGCGCCGATGGTGCCTCGGATGGTCGTGCGGAACCGGCTTTCGCTTTCGGCGCCGCGCTCGATGGCGTCCTTGGCCTGCAGCTCGGCGACGCTGGCGTTGAAATCCGCGAGCTGCGCCTGGCTCTCGCTGGACTTCTTCGCCTGCTGGCCGGCCGCTTTCGCGGCGTCGCCCGCCTTCTTCTGGCCGTAGACCTGCGTCGCCGTGCCGACGCCGGCCATGATGAGCGAAATCGCCGTGAGTGTGAGTCCGGCCACTGGGACCTACTTGTAAAGCGCGCCCGCCGCGTCCGACGCCTTCGCGCCTTCCGCTTCGAGACACATGTCGGTGATCTGCAGCGTGACCGACTGATTCGGGTCGCCGCCTTTGTATTCACTCGACGATACGCTGCACACTTCGACCTTGGCGACCAGGACCATGGAGCTGCCGACGCTCAGGTCGCCGGCCTCCAGGCCCAACTTCTCCATGCTCTCGTTGTCCAGGCTGACCGACAGCCCGTAGGGATACATCGGTCCCTCGGTCGCGATCGACTTCTCGGAGTAGCGCGACTCGCGCTCGGCCTTCGAGATTTTCATGGACGTCAGCTTCGTGTCAGCCATCAGATCCCTACTTTCACCCTGGCGGTAATGGTGTAGGTCGCGCCGACCGGCGAACCCGACGGCGCGCTGATCTTCTCACGCACGCGCCACTGTGTGCCGATCGGTCCCTGGCGCGCGCTACCGGCAGCCAGCGCCTCCTGCGTCGCGGGCGAGCCTTGCGTGATGTTCGTGCTGGCGGCCGTCGTGATGACGGACGGCACGATCGCCGTGCTGATGAAAAAGCGCTGCGTCACGACGGCGGCGCCCAGGGCGAACGTCAGCGAGCTGACGGCGTCGTCCCAGGTCGTGCCGCCGTCGACGCTGTCCTCCAGATAAATCTGCAGCGTGCCGGTCGCGGTCCCGCCGGCTGTGATGTTCAGCAGGATGTCGAGCTGCTCGACGCCAGGCGGCAGGCGGAACGTGTTCCGCGTTAGCGTCGTGGCCGCGATGCCCGACACTTGCGACGGCTGCATCACAAAGAAATCGGGCTGTGCGTGCGTGGCCTGCGTGCCGAGCACTAGGGCCAGGATCGAACAGGCAATCAGTCGTCGCATCTCATCCTCCTACTTCCACGATCGGCAACACGCCGAGAATTTCGAGTGGCAGCGGGTCCTTCTGGCGAATGACGACGCGGCCGTAATCGTTCCAGTCGCTCTCGATCTTGATGTTCTCCTGGCCGGTGAACGGCGTTTGCTGTAGGCCCGCTTCCGCCTCCTCCAGCTTGACCTGCACCAGGCGCGTCGTCGCCGGTCCCGCCCACCAGGTGCGGCAGCTCTCGTTCAACAGGACCTGCACGGTGCCGACGCGCTTGGCCTTGTCGCGGATGGCGACGCCCTGCACGTCCAGATCCAGCGTCTCCAGGTCCGCGAAGTAACCAAGCCCGACGTGAATGATACTCGCCATCGGGTTGAACACATGCGGGATGGTGCCGGCGGCGACGGTGAACTCCGTGATCTGCGCGGCGGTCGCGGTCGACGCGTCCCCGTTGAAAATCACCTGGCCGTCAGCGACGACGGCGACGAGCTGGCCGTTCAGGTGGTCGAGCCCGGACACCGATGACGCGGGCACGCCCGTGTAGGTCAGGCCGGCGTCGACGAAGAAACAGTCGGCGTTGAACGACAGAATCTCGCGGCGCTCCAGGCGCTCGATGTAGCGCTTGAACACGCCGCCGATGGTGCGCCGGACCAGGAGATAGACGACGTCCTCGTCGGTTTCCGGCACGACACAGACGTCCTCGAACAGCGCGCCCGCGCCGGAGTCGTGTCGGTGCCAGCCCCAGACTTCCTGTTCGCGCAGGTAGGTCAGGCCCAGGAGTGCGCCGTCAGATCGGCAGGTCCACACGATCGAATGCGGAGTCTGCTGATAATCGAGCGCCGTCAGCGTGCGCCCGTCGAACAGATGCGCGGCGAACAGCGTCAGGTCGCGGCCGGCGAGTCCTTCGACCTCCTGCTCGAACCGGACATCTCGCACGATCGCGCCGCGCGCCTGCTGATACAGGATCGCGTTGCCGACGACCACCGGCTTGACGCCGCCGACGCCGTTGTAGGTTTCCTGGTCGGCCGGGATGTTGCTCGGCGTCAGTGCCGTCTTCGGCTGGCCGACCGTCCACACGCCGCCGTCGGTCAACACTTCGAGCGCCTTCAGGCCCAAGAGATGACGCACGGGGTTATGTTGGTCGCCGGCAATGCGGAAGGTCAGCGCGTCGTCGTCCTGCAGCGGGCTGCTGATGTTGAAGTTGCTGCGGAACCCGACACGCGATCCAAAGACGGCGTCCGGGTCGTTGTTTGTGTTGGCGAAGAATCGGCGCTGCTGATAGTTGGTCGAGCGCGCCGGGTAGTTGTCCGTCGTCGCGAACAGGATGCGCGGCAGCGGGGGTGTGACTGCAAAGTCAGGCGTAAATCCGATGTCCTTGAACGTGGTCTGTCCGGTGGCCGTGCCGACAAAGCCGAACGTGCCATTCTCGTAGGGGTCGAGATAAATGTAATACTCCGCGATGGCCCCGCCGGTCGGTGGCGTCCAGCTCAGTTGATTCGGGTTGTCCTTCGTCGGTTCGCCACAAAAGACCTGCACGATGCTCGACGCGACGGATTCTTCGTAGCTGTCCGCTGCCGCTGACGTGATGACGTATTTGTAGTCACGCGCGCCCGCGACGCCTGCGACGGCGGCCAGTCCCGTCGGCGGGTTCACAGCCGGCGCGGTGCTGACCTGCTGGATCACCCAGTGCGTCAGCGAGAAGTAGATCAGCTCGTGGGGCGGGACCAGCAGCGACGTCAGCGTGATGATGCTGCCCGACTGCGACCAGTTGAATCCGGCGTTCCCGAACGGCGTCGGCACTTCCAAGATGTCGGTCGGCATCGCATACCAGAACGACGCGTTGGGCGGGACGTGGTTGATGCCGGCGGCGACCGCGTAGTAGTTGACGCCGCCGCTCACCACGATGTCGCCGATCGCGTAGGTCGTGCCGGCGTTCCAGGCAGCGACGCCGGTCAGCCGGACGATCGCGCCGTTTTTGTAGAAGCGCAGGTAATTCGGGCCGGCCTCAATCAGCACGCTCTCGCCATCGACGGCGGCCACGTAGCGCAGGAAAAAGGTCGACGTCGACGACGTTTTCGTCTCGAAGACGAACCGGATGCCGGCGCGGTTGGTGACGCCGCCATGCCGCTGCACGATGAAGTTGCGGCAGGTCCGCAGCCCGGTCAGATACTTCGCCTGGTCGGCGCGGGCGGCCAGGGACGGCGCCAGCTCGCCGCCGGCAAACGCGCGCTGAAAGACGGCTTCGCCCATCAGGCCAGCTCCGCGATCAACCAGCCGAGCACGATGCCGATCAGGAAGGCGCCCGCGACGGCCAGCTCACAGTAATACCAGAGCAGCTCGTCGGCGTGTCGCCGGCTTGTTCGCTTGCGGCGCTCGACCATCAGTTCCGTCCGGTCGTCCAGGGCGCATCGCCCTCGGGGTCCTTTTGTTCTTCGTTGGCGCCCGCCGTCTCGGCCTCGCCAATCGTCCGGGCGAACATCGCCAGGCAGAACTGCTGTTTCTTCTCGTCCTTCGCCAGCGCCGGGGCCAGACTCGCGGCATGCCGCCAGACGAGCGCGCGGCGGAAGATGTGGTCGCCGTTGAGCGCCGCGCAGTCCGTTCGCACGGTGTATTCCAGCTCCGGCGTCAGGTCGTTGTCGTCCGTCGGTCCCTGATTCGTGTAGATCAGGCCGCCGGTCGTATCACTGCCGACGCGGAAATCGATCGGCGTTTCATCGTAGCGGCGCTGCACCAGGCTCGGGTTGGTGATGCGTCGCGAGAAGACGGCGTCGGACGGCATGCGGTAGCTGTATTGCCAGTCGTTGTTGACGGGAACCGTCGACGTGCCGCCGACTAGGACCAGGCGCGCGTAGCGCGTGGCGAAGTTCCAGGGGAAGGCGCGCAGCGTCGCGCCGACGTCGTCGACCCAGTGCAACCTGGCCGTGGTCGCTTCCTTCGACAGCTCCGTCGTGATGTCGGCGATCTGCTTCGAGACACCGATCAGCGACAGGGCCTGGTTGATCAGGAACGTCGTCGCGTCGATGCAGCTCGTGCCGAAGTCTGTGCCAGGCACACCATCCGGCAGGTCGGGAATGTCGGCGTCGCCGCCGCCTTCGCCCGGTTCGTCCGGATTCAGCTCTGGGTCTGGCGGGGTGCCGTCCCAAAGTCCGCCGCCGAAGACGTCGCCGCCGGTCGGGGAATCCGGCGCGACGACGATGAACTCGCCGTTGATCGAGAACCCGGCGTTGCCCGCCGTGGTGCCGCCAGGGAACACGAACACGTCGTAGATGATGCCGTTAGTGTTCAGCGCCGAGCCGACACTGATCGAGTCGATGCCGCCGCCCGTGATGCCAGTAGCGGCGTTGTTTGTCGTCGGGAACTGCAGCGAGTTCGTGCCGGTGTGCGAGACGTCTCGGATGAAGCTCGCGCCGTTGTGCGGCACGACCATCGCCCAGGCTGGCCGCTGCCCGCCCATCAGCAGCCCGATCGTGCGCGAGCCAGCGCCATCACCCGTATAGCTCGTGGTGGCCAGGACCTTGGTGATGCCAGCATCGCCGCTGCCGTCGTTCTTCCGGAAGGCCAGGTAGCCGATCTGGTTCAACGACGTGCTGTGCAGCGCGCTCTTGCTGGTGATGGTGCCTTTGGCGAAGCTGAGCGCCGACGCGGTTTCGGCCGCGCTCAGCAAGCTGGCATTCTGCGCGGTGTGGCCTGGCCCTCGATACATGACCCCGCCCGATGCCGCGCCGCCGCGCTGTTCGTTGGCCAGCCAGACGTTGTCTGGCGTGAAGCCTTCATTGTCGAGCGCGGTGACGTAGTCGGCTGAACCGCTGTGCACGCCGAGCGCGCCCGCGTTGCAGAACCGCATCGCCGGATCACAAAACGCCGTGTATTGGTAGGTGATGCCGTTGGCGTTGCTGCTGTTGTCGTTGCCGGTGATGCGCACGACGGTCTGCTGCTCTTGCGCATCCTCGGCGGGCGCACCGACGGGGAAGTTGGGATCGATCAGCGCGCCGACTGGCGCGTTGTTCTTCAGTTCTATCGAGCCGTCCTGGTGCGCGCCGATCAGCGACGACCACCAGATCACGCCGGTTTGCGCTGACGTGCTGCGGATGATCAGGAAGCTGACCGGGAACCGGAAGAACAGTTCCTTGAAGCTCGATGCGCTCGTGCCGTTCCCGACGTAGGTGCCTGTGACCAGCCCGACCGGCGAGAAGGGCGGCGTGCCGCGCCTGGCCCACGGTGTGCGCGGATACGGAGCGTTGTGGATACCCAGATGCTCCGGCACCGTCGACAGTTCGTCGGTGTCACCAGGGTCCGTCGGCAGCGCGTAGAGCGCCGGATCGAGCGCCGCGATTTCGTTCCATTGCGGGGTGTTCGCGCCGCCGGCATCGCCCAGGATGTCGACCGCGCGACCGCTCGGGAACATGATGATGGCGACCGCCTTGCCGCCGCAGTTGGCGCCCGACGTTTTTATCTGCAGGCCGGCGCTCTCGTGCTTCAAGCCCCACGCGACGCGCCTGGTGATTTCGTGCGCGCCGCAGTCGCTGTTCAAGGGCACGCCGGCTGCGACCAGGCGATCCTTAACGTCGGAGACGTATTGCGCGGTCTGGCTCGCCAGGTTGATCGTCGGCGCGGGCGTCAGATTGTCCGTTTGGGCGTTGGGCGTGACGTCCTCGGGACCGAACACGCCGATCACTTCTGCTGCCGCGCAGAGAATCGAGACGTTCTGCGCCGTGACGGCGGCGCCGTGGTCGAAGACGAGTTCCGTGCCGGCGAACGGATGCACCGGATTCGTGAGTCCACTCGGCACGTAGTAGGCCGAGCGCCACTGATAATTCGCCCCGTCCTGCGTGACGGCCGTGGTCACGGCCGCGCCGCCGCCAGGCAACCGATAGCCCAGGTTGCCGCCGACCGCGCCCGCTTCGAACCCGTGCACGCCGATGACCATCCCCATCACGCCGAGCTTGCCGTTCTCCTGGTCGACTTCCCGATCAGCATCGGTCAACACGCAGAGCCGCGCGCCGCTCGTCGTGTTCTGTAGGCGCGTGATGGGCGTTGTAATGGGCCGGCGCTGCGTGAGCACGCGCCAGTCGCCGGCCGCCGCCCAGGACGCCGCATTGTCCGATCCGAACGCTTTCGCGGTGAGGCACGCGACGCGACTGCCGTGGTTCCAGTCCTCGCCGTTCGTCATGTTGTTGATCTGATCGGCGCCGATCCAATCGTCGAACTGGACGGAGATTCCATTGTGCGCGACGGTGCCGGTGCCCAGGCGGCAGTTGGCAATCCCGATCGCCTGGCCGAGTCCATCGGTGCCGGCGTAGGGGTCTTTGGCCATTGCCAGGACGCCATTGACGAACACGGAGCAGCCGGCGCCGCCGATCGCGTTGCCGTAGCGAAACAGCACGTCGAGCTTCGTCCACCGATGCAAAGGGATCGGTGTCGTCATGGTCGCGAACGTGGTTTCGCTGCCGGCGCTGTCGATGTTGGTCAACACGAGCTGGCCATTCGCCAGCACGCCGATTTCAATCCCTGACGTCGCAGAGACGGTGCCGGACGTCTTAAAGATCCGCGTCTTCGCGGTCGGGTATTTCTTCAGCCGGAAGTAAAAACGATCCCACCCCTGTGAATCCTGCGCGTGGCCCGGTGTCGCTTCGTTGAAAACGTGCACGCGTTCGAGCACCACCTGGTCGGCCCAGTAACCGAAGCCCTGCAAGTGTCGCGACGCGGCACGCGAGACGATGTCGGCCATGTTGCCTGAGCCGCCCTCACCTCCGACGCCGCTGGCCGCCATCTCGGCGCCGTCGATGTAGCGCCGCTGTGGCATCACGCTCTTGACCGCGCCGGTCGGGGCCGTCGTGTCCAGCTTCGGCATCCAGGCGAACTTGCCGCGCCAGTAGAAGTTGATGCGCGTGCCGAACAGGAAGCAGATCCCGAACCAGCCGCCGTTGCAGCGCTCGAACGTCCGCTGATCTCTGGGGAAGTTGTTGCCGGTGGTGAACCACTCCGATCGAATACACGGGGCGACCATCTCGGCGGTCTGTTCCTGAATCGGCGCGCTGTAGGTCATGGCGGCCACGGTGGGCGCCATGATGATGCGGCCGATCGCGCCGCCGGCTTCCGGGCCTGAGCCAGCTGCGCCCGCGTGTGGCGTGCTCTGCAGCTCCTGCACCAGGGCGGCGTCGGTCAGGTAGATCGTGTAGTCGAGAAACTGTGTTTTGGCCATCGGTCACTCGAATCCGCCGGCCGACCAGGTTCCCAGACCCTGGCCGGCCGTGTCGTCTACCTTGTGAGGGTCGGCTACTCCAGCACCTTTTCGGCGCCGGTCGGATTATCGGGCGGGGCACCCGACATGCGGCGCTGCATCTCCTCGTCGTGCTGGCGACGCAACACCTGTTTCCCGGTCGTGATGCGCTCAGGCGTCGAGCGCGCCACTTTCTTCATCCATTTCTTCGAGAACTCGTCGATCGTC